CCTAAATCAGAGTCCGCAGAGTATCCTATATGAGCACTCCTGAAATATATCCAATTGTCTTTTACCTCATAATATGCAGAATCATCCCAGCTGTACACATCAAACGCCAAGGTATCTTCCCGGAATCTTTTAGGATTGTTAATGAGGGTATCCGTATACGATACGTCAGGGGGATTCATGGTAAACAGATAAGTCTCTCCAGGGCTATACCTTTTAGCTGACATATTCAAAGTCATTGTGGTACCGACAGGATTAGACACCGTAGTGATTTCCCATCCTATCAGCTTGTTGATATAGGGAGTCGTATTCCCGTTTTCATCTACAACAGTAAAACTCCTCACTATAGGGGTATACTCAGCATCCAACTCAAAACTCTTGTATTTACCCTGTATAAATGCGTCCCCTATACCATTCGCAGTGAAATATTGTACTGGTCCCGTAGGATCCAGCACTCCTGCCTCACTGAATGTCACGCTGTTTATGTATGCGACGACATCAGCTATAGTGCTGTACTGTCTGAGATTCACTTTCAAGATATTCACGATCTGCCTGGTAACAGTATGTGTACCCGTACCCACAGTGATGATATCTATAGCATCTCCATCGGAGGTAGCCGAAACCTTAATTTTTATGGTACTGCCTGTACCCACTTTACTGACTATGTAATAATCAGCCCCAGTCAAAAGAGGCACCGGTAGCGTGCCGGTAGTGGTAAATCTCACTACATTCCCTACAGCCCATTCAGAAGAGGTCACTGATAGCTCGCCTGTGGCTATGTCTACAGTGAAAGCCCCAGAGATACTGGTGACATCCTGATATGGTATCCTCTTGAGCACCAGCTCCTTTATAATAGTCACCTGAGGTTGTTTTCCTACATCGAACCCACCGGAGCTCAGACTAGCATACTGAGCAGCCGTGATATATCCCTCAGCGTCTATCTGAGCTACTATCTGCGCAGGATTGTAGTTTTGATAGTTTCCACTATCAAAATCATTATAGGTCACTTCCCATGTGGTACCATTATCGCAGGACAGCTCCATCACAGGCTCTTTAGCTGTGGTGCTCCATCTGCCCGACACCGGTATACCATCTATGGGCTGTTTGTTAGAGTTCCCATTAGACGTATACATCGGATGTGAATAGTATGCGTTCTGAGCACTCAACACACTGCGGGCACTCTGAGGATCAGTGATATCCACAGTGACCGTATCTACGAGGATATCCACTGACACCTGGATACCCAAATAGGCATAAGAATCACCTGCTACCAGATACTCAGTTGAGAGTGCACTATGGGGAGGTCCCTGATAGGCGGGGGCAGCCTCAAAAAGCAGGGCATTCTTATATTTACGCGTAGATATCTCGGTGCATAGCTCAGCTATAGTCCTGAAAGACCCATCCGATTTCTGTAGATCATAGATGATACTGTCGGTCACATTATCGGGATTAGTATTTATTTTCACCCCGTCTTTGTATACCTGGGTAAATCTCATCTCCATCTTTTTCTTGAAATCTGTATCATAGTACACCCTATACTCACTCTGATTTATGTCTGTGTCTATTTCATCCAAATCGCTAGACACATGCGCATAAAGGATACCCGAGGAATGCTCTCCATCATAGGTGCCCACTACAGGGGCACTATTTAAATTCAAATGTTGAGTAGAAAATCCCCCATCACTATAGGAGAGAGTAGCACTGACTAGACGAAACTCTCCAGGACTCCGTCTGTTGATATCGTCTACCAATGCCTGGAGAGTTATGTAAGAGCTCGTGTCCGTATCGTATAACGGGAACTCATATACAGTTGCGGTATCCGCATTATAACTTTTTGCAGTCAGTGTCAAAAATTTATTATCACGCGGATCCAAAGAGACACAAAACGTCAAACCATCAGGGACTACCGCTAAAGCCGTACTAATGGTTATAGCAGGACGGTCTGTACTGTACGAGTAATAATTCCCCAGATATTTCAGTGTGAATCCAGGCACCTCACGGATACCATGCATATACACCCTGTCCTCTATGCCTCTGTTCAGGAATAACACCCGAGGATCAGAGTCCCTATGATCCGGCACCGACGTAACTGAAAGTGTGACCCCTTTCACAGGATCTATCGCCAATCCATATACCACTAACATGTTATAGATCACATAATTTTCGTAAAACTGAAACACATTAGAACACGAGAGCAACGCTATCCCACCGAGACTCTCATATCGATACGAATCTATCTCAGTAGCTACCTCACTCAGAGTCTTGTAGACTACAGTATCTATCCCTCCTACTGACTCTATCCTGTATAGATAGAACACTTTATCTATGGTCCCTACGACTACAGAGGGCCTAGCTGTTACTACTATTTTGCCGGTGAACTGTATGTATTTCCCGACATAGTCACTGGACACTGTAACCAAAGGATCTTTTATTGAGTATGTCCCGTTCGGTACTATCCCTATCTTCAAGGCAGGCAGTTCTCGTAAACCCACCGTGACACTACCCATATTCTGCTCATACATCTGCTTGGCGTCTTTTTGGTATATCAACCCAGGCTCGAGTCCCAGGACCCACTTTACGTAATCATTCCTCCATGTGACGTTGTTATCGTTATTGAGGCCCTTGTAAAACTGCTCCTTATTCCATGCCCCGTTGTATATCCCCCAGGCCTCCTGGGTCTTCTCAAATGTGATAGTAATAGCCGCGGACGCACTATCCTCAGGGTGTACGAAATCGGGGTATAGCGTCTGATACACAGGCCCCTGAGTATTTATGAGATATGCCAGCTGTCTCTCGTAGGCCGGTATACGTGTCATCAGGATATCAGAGATACCTGGTTTGGTACCTCCCACCGGCATCGCCAAATATCCCTGATAGGTACTATTGGAGACATTCAGATTACCCTGATCAAACGCTCGAGCTATCTTATCACTGTGATCGTACAGATCCTTTAATATGAGCTCTTCGGCCTCCCAAGCCTGTTTCTCCATGAGTACCCGTTTGTACATACAGTCAGGATCAAAAAAGTTTCGATACTCATTTGCGGGGTCGAATCCATAATCATCTACTATATCCTGATCCGTTGCACCAGAGCCATTCAGTATCTTAAACCACCACTCTTTATTCTTAGCCCTGAAAACTATCCCCTCATAGTACCCGCCACGAGTATCCGCGTCATAGATCTTTTCAAAAGTCAGATAGAAATATCTATGGAATCCTTTACTATCCTCTTCCGCTATGTCGTATATAGTCTTAGGTAGAGTTTTTGGTGGTATAGGAGGTATCACGAATTTTTCCGTGAAATCAAACCTCAGGGCATCCATCACGTCATCTACGTTCCGCTCTTCCTTGAAAGTCAGCTTGCCCAGATCTATCTCCCCATTAGCAAGATCCTCCCACCCAGACTCCGAATCCTTCTTGACCTGTATCCTAAAATTCTTGGGAGGCGGGAGTGCCTCCTCCGTAGGTTTAGGAAACTTAAACAGCAGTGCCAGCAGTGCCTTGAGCATGGGCTTCTTAATGCGACGCGTATTCGTAATCTGACCATGTATATGCTCCCCATATGCCGATGCACCCAAATTCCCATAATCATCATACATAGGAAAGCTCTCTTTAGCCTGCTTCTGGACATATATGCTGAATCCGTCAGGAGGTAAAGAGTCCATCAAAATATCAAATGTTATATTATTACCATCTTTATCTTTCGTATACGATATCAATGTAGCATCCGTATTATTCTTCGGCACTAGATGTATGTCATATCTCTTGATACCCTTACGCCGTTTCTTAGTCTTACGCTTCTTCTTACCACGATCTGTGGTAAACGGAGCACTGAGAACCAGATACTCATAATCTTTCCCCACTGGAGACACTATCTGGGCTATATCCAAATAGTCCTGTGCCGTAGACAGACGTATTTTATCCCCTACCTCTATCCTCTTCAAAAACGTGTACGTACCACTATCAAATGTCCTGTCCGCTGACGGTACGTCTACCTGATAACTACCCACCAAATTTTTACCACTGTCGACACTGGCATCAGACCATACCTTGAAATCGAGATCCTTACCCCAGTACGGATTGAAAGATTTTACCACCCCCACCGTAGTCACCACACCACTACTCAACGTATACGTGATATTACAACAGTACACCTCATTGTACGTGAGATACTCCGTACCAAATCGATCGTAGTACTTCGGAGCCTGACCATCATACCCCACAGGGAAAAACTTGGAGAATCCATTCTTTATCTGATCTATATCATCATCTGACGTCAGTGTATAATCATTGGTCTCTACATACTCATCATCCAGAGTGTAGTTTCCATCAGGGTCTACCCCAAGAGCGTTACTGTGAGCGAACTTAAAACCTACCAAAAGCTGCAACTCTGCAGATAAATCACGTAGCCGCTGCTTGTACCAATGGTAAAACCTGATATAGAGCTGCTGCTTTATCTGCTCATCCCGAAGCAAATAGTACAAATCTACTATACCACCCTGCCAGTTAGGGGTAGAGTTACTGTCAGCCCCACTATCGCTACTCTGCCCCCCACTACCCATCTGATCCAATATCTCAGCTATCTGAGGCTGTACCACTAACTGTGAAAACTTTCTCTCCGTCAGCTTTTGGAGATAGAATTGGTCAATGTTAAGATAGTCCATGTAGATATCTACCCGAGATCCTATCGGCAACTCAGAGAAATACCTACACGAGCACGTGATATCAGACCCCTCATACTCCTCCAGGTTCCATAGACCCATGTAGTTCAGCCTAAACCTGTCCAAAGGCACTATAGCATCCGTGAGAGTTATAGCCCCCGTCTCTATCTCATAATCTGTGCCCGCTACCAGACTACGCTCATTCAACGGACCCAGAGCGTACCAGTGAGAGCCGTCTACAGTACCTAAAACAATCGTAGGAGCCTCTACAGCACTAGCCGAGAAAGAAACTATGTGAGTACTACCCCACTGCCCAGAAGAGAATAGATCAGTGTTTAAAAGCGTACAGGAGTATGGATATACAGACGGGGACACTAAAGAGGGCACCCCAGGGATCAATCGTGTAGCCAAATCTTTCAAATCCCGTGAGCTCGAATAGGCTACATGCTCCGTATGAGAGACATCCTGACCATCCTGATAGGCTACGATAGTCTCTGTGAGCACTATCTCCGTAGGTAGCACCCTCACCACAGCATGCCCCGTATACCCCGCAGGAGCAGTATAATCGATAGAGAAAGCTGACGCTGCTACGTCTATCCTAGCGGGTAGCCCCACGGATCTCCCAGAGGTAGTCTCCAACCTGAAATTGACGAAACCATCCCCTACGAAAGAGGGAGCAAAAACATCAGGTATGATCACTGTGTACGGCCTGAAAGTAGCCACGTGGGATGGTATGTCCTGGATAGCCGCTGCGAGTGCCCCTATATCCACGTAATCCTGAAAAGATAGCGTCTTGTGCGTAGTATTGAAATTATCCAGGATCTCTGTGAGTATGATCTTCTCGGAGTCTATTTTCACGGTGGCTCTACCAGTATGCCCCACAGGAGCCGCATACTGTATCGATATGTACGGCTGAGGACCCGGATCATCCAGGTACACAGGTATCGTGCTCTGTTTCACATATCCACTGTAGGACTCTTTTTTCACACGCTTGTCTATAGCAGGAGACAGGGTGACCGTAAAACTACGAGCACCCGCTGCAATCTCTTTTATCTGATAGATATACGCATCCGCTATACGTAGCATGGTACTCGTCCTCATATTGTTATGAGGAGTACCATCAAAAGTGACCCTCGAGCTCGTGTAATCTATGCTCGTGATGGGATTTTCTACGCCCACCCACGATATCGTATCATACTTGTACACAGTAGGATTGAGGAAATTCTGCCTAAATGTATCTGTCAGAGATACTCGAGTATCTTTGATCTTAGAGTCTTTGACGTTGTCTACGAGAGAGGCTCCTGTCACTTCAAAGAAAAACAGCCCGCCATGGATCCTATCCCTGAATGCCAGAAGATTACCAGCAAAGAAAGCGCTGGTCCTGTCAGCGTGTATTATCAAAAAAGAATTTTGGGCTGTAAATGCCTGCAGCAGTGACCACTTAAAGAGCTCTGGAGTGATATTGAAAGTATAGGGCAGATTGATAGGAGTGGCATCCTCAAACGGGATGATAGTGCCCGTACTCCATGCTCCAGGGGATAGATAGTATTCCTCCTGAATAACTCCCGCGGGATATATCGTGAATGGATTATAGTCCGGCACTCCCACCCACGGTAGATTCGTCCTATAGGTGGACGGGGTCGCCTGTATAGCTTTAGCGAGAGAGTATAGATCAGAATAGTCTGCCAAAACAAACGTATACGCTACAGGGTTGACTACCCCACGTATAGACTCAATCAAAACTATCTTTTCAACGTCGACCAGTATCTTAGCACTACCCTCAAAACCAGAGGGAGCCTGATAACTCAGGGTAAACGCAGGCTGAGCTGGATCCTCCATGATGAAATATTTGGGCGGTAGATCAGCATCCCCTGTATTATGCACTGGTAGCCCGGAGTATTTCACGCTACCTGTGATGGCCTGCAGCAGTGACGGGAATATCCCTATAGTAGACTGATCCCCAGACCGTATCACAGAAGTGACCGTGTAAATCTGTTGATCGTTTACCAGCAGCAGACTGTTCTTCTTTATGCTGTTCTTGATGTGGAGAGGGTCTCCATTCAGGACTATGGACTCCGATAGTACTGGGACAGAGATATCTACCGTGGTGGCTGTAGGGAGGCTACCCCATACTATGCTATCATCAAACATGTAAAACGTAGGATTGATGATAGTCTCCGGGAAAGTCCCATAGAGTGTGACTAGGGTATTCCCGTCGGTGTATGTGACTCCCTTTATCTTGTAGTATAGGGTATGCTCAGGATCAAAATTGTCTATACGGAGGATCATATCCTCTTTGAGTATATCAGTCCTATCAAACCCCTCTATCAGGATGTAGTCATCGCCAGCATTGAAAATCATGTTGATTACTTGTACAGGGGCGTACGGCAGTAACTCTGACTCAAAACTGTACGTAGCTACTATGATATCATCCAGACCAGGGTGTACCTTGCTCAAAGAGGGGACCAGCTCTATCTGACGAGAGACATCAGTGTATTTATAGCCAGCCACGCCATAGTCTACGGTACCCGCTTCATTCCTTACCCACAGGAGGCTATTAGGTAGTACAGGTCCAGAGAACGTATAGTTTGCTTTAGTGATCTCATCAGGGAAAGTAACTTTCTCAGGGATAGACACTACAGGGTTATTTATATGAAACACGAGCTTTTCAGTATCTACCACTTTTATGATATCGTTTACTATAGTCATCCTGTATTTCAGGGTCTCTCCTGAAATCGGCTGCAGTATCACGTTTATCTGAGCCATGGGCGTGTAGGTCACCTGCAGAGATACTATTTCTTCATCCCCTGACAAATCGATGAGCGTGATCCTACCCGTGATATAAGAAAAGGTATAATCCTGCCCCTCCACCAGCACCCTAGTAGACGTGACCTGCTTATTGTCTATCGTAGAGCTGTACTTTTCTGTTATTATGACAGATCCGTTTATGACAGGATACTCACTGACCCTCATACTGGTCAGAGGGACAGTCTCCGATGATACATCCTCGCCTTCGACATAGTAGGATACCAGAACTGACTCGGAGTCTTTCAGAGGAGTAGCCAGACTGAATGCCCCAGCTTCATCATTGAGCGTGTAGTCTGTATCCCTCACCAGGTTATTTTGATCGTTATCCTCATAGTATACCATACCTGTCACACCTGCCAGACCCTCTATAGGCGGTATGACCAGGTTTTTTGTATCCTGGACTCCTGAGACGCCCACTCCTTTTATCACGCTCACACCGTCCCACAGTAGCCTTTGGGTGTAGGAGATAGATTCGATCAGGGGCTCAGAGTTCTCATGTTTCACGAACCGTACTATACCTGCTCCAAAATCAGGTATGTACTCATAGTTCCCTTTCTTCTGTACTCCACCCACTTTCATGTTAAAAGTATCTGTGGGGAGGATATTACTGATCGGCTTTACCAAATTGACGTTGTCCTGTACTGATCGACGAGCGATTGATACCCCACCCTCAAAAGTAGCACCTATAGGGGATACCTGTACCTCGTCTGTCAGCTTATCCAAGAACTTTATGTAGGCTCCCTGGCGCTCTTCGTACGGTGGCCTCGGATGCACGAAATCAGGGTTCTGACTATAGTTTATAGCGTAGTCCTCGAGCTCTACTTTCTGAGTCACTGCCCCACCGGACTTCCCTATATACACTTTTAGGCTCTCATGGGGATACGGTAGCGGGCTGAGACTGACGTCACTGACAGGGGACGTGTTATTGTCTACGACTGTCTTATAGACGGTGCCTACGGTGAGGACATCTGGTTTAGCCGCCTGGGTACCTGGCAAGAACTGTATGTTCATACCGGTCTCAAAAAACACCGAGGTACTTTGGGCGGTATAGTGCTCCGTAGGTTGCATGCCAGTGATGCCCCAGGCGATACTATTCCTGTCATAGAAAATCTTGGTACCTGGCTCTGGGTTCTCTACCCTCTCGTATTGTACGCTATCCAGTTTCACTTTTCGTACTGTAGTGGGGCCTGTTTGTATGTCCGGTATGGTAGTGCCCGATTTGACGTATTTGCTGGTTAAATAGATATTTGTCCCTTGCATACCGGTGACAGTATAGAATGTCACATCCGAGTCCAGGCGTACTATATCTCCGTGCTGGACATTCTGAGGTCCTGAGAAATCCGTCACTACATCGCTGTTATTTGTGAACGTACCTGTACCTTTGAGATCATTCCCTATGAGGGATGCCTGTAGGAGATACTCGGCATTGATACCGGTCTCACCAGTTTTTATCTGGGGGTCGTCTCCAGGGTTGGCTACCACTGTCTTGGTCTCTTTAGCGTTTTTAGCACTCAAGCGAGACCCACGGACGACGGTGTCATCCATGTACAGGGACTTTAGTTTGAAAATCTCAGATCCCATTTTATTTCCTATCTCAGCTGATCTTTGTGAAAACAGACGGTACATTCGCAGTAGCTACAGGACCCGCGGGAGCTACGGGGGCTATAGCTCCTGTAGCGGTCACGGTTATTTTTGCGGACTGCTTTATATGATTGACGAATCCAAAAGCTATGCAGTTAGCCAGATCTATGTTGTTTCTGCCCCGTAGATACTTGGTGACTTCTTGGCTCGCTAATATATTAGCCATAGTCTTGTTCACTGCATACGAAAACGATCCTGTGCCTATTCCTACTGCCAATCCAGCGGACGTACCGGTTAATGTGAGACTAGTCAAAGATATAGTCAAGCCAGTAGCTGCTGCACTGAAAATTGTTGAGATACTCCTACCTGTTAACTTTTTAGCGGTCGCTTGATCTTTCATAAGATTACTCATACTCACAGGCACTATACCTAGAGTTACTATACTCGTTATAGTCCCTACAGGGCCTACAGTACCAGTTAATGTACATGATACTATGTTAGGGGTAGTGATAAACATGTACGTGGCCATACCTACAGCATTAGCCAGGTCTCTAGCATTCCTCCCGGTTATCTGTCTGGCGGAGAATTGGGTATAGATGTTATTTGCTATCAGACTGGATGATAGTGCCATTATTATGTAATCTGCACGCAGGAAGATCCCTTATGTGCAGCCCCCGTTATAAAATCTTTGTGAGATCCAGATGTTATAACTTTAAATAGCTTGTTAGTCTTTCCTTTGATATTCAGAGTACCTCCGGTCAGGTTAACATTAGATGCTACCTTAGTTTTCAGATCTATATTCAGAGAGGCCTTAAACTCCGCTTTTCCTGACTTAGTCTGCATGGACAGTTGACCCGTCTTTGTACTCGACTTAATATCCCCCGAGGTAGTCTTAGAATTAAAACTACCACTCTTGATACTCGCAGTCCTATCTCCTACAGATATCGTCTCCTGTATATTACCGAGCTTCACCTTTACGAACTTCCCGCCCTGTTTCGTTATCTCCTCTTTAATATCTCCCTGAGTAGCTTTTACTGTCAGCTCCGAGCTACCACTGGTGATAGTAGTTTTCCTGTTACCAAACGCTTCTTGCTTCTCTTTAGAAACTTTCTCAGTGAAAGCGTCACCCACTACCACATTATAATTAGACCCTACATTTACAGTACGAGCCCCTATTATCTGCTCTACCCGTGCTCCCTCTATACGGATACTATCCGTACCACTGATGATAGTTTCTCTGCCATGGGATACTTCATGCCTCTCTTTACCACTGATCTTTTCTACTTTCCCATAGTTTCTAGGGTCCTCTACATCCGTATCAGTCTTATTGAAATCCTTTATCGCCGCATCGATATCAGTACCATACATGTAAAACACAGAACTGCTCGTACGTATATCCATGCTGCGATTTGAGTAGGGACTACCATCCTGTTCATTGTGGGTCCCTATGTTCCATATGACTCCACCTGTAGTCCTCAAATCCCAAGAGTTAGCGTATCTGGTATCAGCTTCCCAAATCTCTTTCTTACTGCCTCTAGCCACAATAGACATAGCCCTACCACCACCCAGTCCACCTCCTGTAGCCGCTGGTATGTACTGATAGAAATGCCCCTCTTTATCTATACCGAAAAACGCTCCGATCTCTTGATTCATTCGATCCGGTTTAAACCAGCTTATCGCTACCCCGTGGGTATCTATATCCGGACCCGACACAGGCTCTAGTGCGAATCCCCCAGTGGTATCATCCACATCCGTGAACAGCACTGGTCTCAATAGTCTACCATATGCTCCAGAGACATTAGGATCGTTCCCTACCATGTTACCCATAGAGAAGATACCTATGGGTTTCCTAGGGGTCTTATTAGTATCCCCGTTGATATCATTCTCAGGCTGTTGAGTGTATCCTTTATCCTCTACCTCCAGCAGGTACTCTGTATAATAGGGGGCGACATCGAGGTTGGGTCCTCCTGGTCTCAGTACATATCTATACATGCCCCTGGATAAAGGCTCCCTAAAGATATTGGGTACATCTGTCAAATCTGCTGGATCTATGGAATTTCTTACTATGATACCTGAGTTGAGCCATATACCACTCCCAAACGTACTATGGTTACAGGCAGTACTGATGATAGAGTTTTCATCACTCTTCAGTACGAACTTGTTACCGAAACGGTCATCCAGTACAAACTTTTCTGCCAGGTGTAACTCTATGCCTCCAGACGATCCAAAAGCTATCTCACCAGGCTGTATCTTTTTCACTCTGAAAAAATGCTCATTTTTCTCTACAGTCTTTATATCATTTGGCCATATCTTTACATTCCTATTTTCCAATCCGTGTGTGATGTTCGGGAGATAGGCTACAGGGAATCTTCTGTTATCCTGATAGCCTATTACTACCAGGGACCCTTCTTCTGGTAGACCCATTATGAAGCTTGAGTTACCGGCGAAAGGCTGAGATATAGTGATATTCTCCAGGGTTCCTCTTTGGCCTCCCAACTCTACAGTCATACGATGCTTTTCAGGATCTACCGTCTTTATAGTACCTACTATAAAGGTGATATCCTTAGGTTCTCGAGCGCTGATAGTAGGCTGTTCTCCGGGAGGTAGGTATCTACCGGGGAGACGAGCAGGTTTTCCGCCTTTTTGCCATGCCATGTATTACCGCCTAGGAATGGACTAGTTTTGAGCCTTCTGGACCTATATTGAACACCGGTCCTACAGCGCTATTCGCAGGATCAGCAGATGTAGATCCTGCGTCTAAAAGAGTATGTGTTTGAGCGACAGCTATACCTTGAGCTAGATCTGTATTTCTAACCAAACTCGTTGTACTGAACGGACCAACCACTTGGTTTGGTGTGCTTTTCTGACTAGCTTTGTAGCTAGCTGTCATTTGAGCCTCAGTAAACTCATTCGGTTGATTAGACACTGTTGGTACACCCTCTGTACTCGTTTTTCCTTGTACTCCCTGATCCACTGTATTACTCTGCGCAGAGCTGGGAGTAGCTGGGGTCCCAGTAGCATCTATCTGTATGAGCGTAGGTATAGCTCCTGCCTGTGCAGCGTTGGTAGCATCGTAGTTCTGACCATTCTTCATCACTACGAGATTAGCGCCAAAAGGGAATGCCCCTATATGACGATATCCGTTTTTATCCGTATACGGTACTGTATCTGGTGTTATCATTAAAAGCTCATTAGATACAGTCGCTTTAGAGTTATCTGGATTTGTTACAGTACCAGCCGCTGGTTTTACCTCGGCTTTAGACATCCTCCAATAGCCCAGCATATTAGGCCCTGAGTATAGCCTATTCTGATTTTGATACTGCTGTTTTGCCGCTTCATTCAACAGGACAGTGAGTTTTTTCTGATAATCCGGGGCACTCGTATCCAGCCCTGCAGAATTAACTAGCTTCGTATATGCTTCATCATGTGCCTTTTGATCAGCTATATTAGCTTTAGCTAGCGCGGCTACCTCTATCGTATTCTGTCTAAACACGCACCCAGTCAGCACATCCCCTATTTTACTGTCAGCGAGCTTAGTAGTCCCATCCTCAAAAATTCTTTCTCTCCTATATTGCAGCGACAAATCCGTAGTGGCCGCAGATCCGTATGCATAAGAGTGAGATATCCCTGTCACATAATAAAAAGTGTCTATATGTGGCAAATAAACGGGATACCCTAGCCGCATCTCAGGCCTGAGAGGCGTGCTCAAGCTACCTGTATGCGCCTGGCCATTTCTACGAGCCATCTCAGCCACAGCTATCATTCTCAACTGCTCCGCGTTCATACCATACGACACGGAGATCTGCTCTGACCGTATACCAAATTTCTTTATAGAGTCAAAGTCAGCGTGTAATCCTACTGCTTCTAATTTTAGCTGTTGCCATAGGGGACCAGTTACTACCAGATAATTTATCACGGCATTAGAGTCAAAATTAGAGTTGAAATTTATTATATCTTCTGGACCTATTTTATAATAGGGCAGGTCTCCAGTGGCTACGTCCAGGTTGTATAGAGGAGGTTTAAACACAAAACTACCGGTAGTGTCTACGAAAAATTCCATGTTCACTTTTTCGCAGATGACATTAGCTATCTCCAGCTTTGATAGAATCTGAGGCTCAGAGCCATCTCCATATAGGTCAAAGAGCCCGTACGGTTGTACTCTCGCCAGCATCCCGTAGTCCAGGTTTATCTCGGCTAGACCGCTGGACTGATACTCTAAATTTTGCCTCGTAGGATCCAAATAGTTCTTGATCCTATTGGCTACTGTCGCCAGAGATATGGCACCTCTCATCCCATACATCTCTAAAGGTATACTACTGGCCAAACTTGCCGCTATTTCTTCCGGTTTACCTGAGGTAGCAGCTCTGAACCCGAATCTAGTATTCCAGTAATCCACCACTTGTTGAGAGAAAGTACTCCACGTATCCTTCAGATCTTTTATAGCAGGTGGTTGATAGATGTTAGACCATTGAGGATACAGCATATTATAAAGGCTAGCTATCCCCGTACTCGCGTCATACTGAGTAAAAAACGTGTCAGAGAAAAGGGCGAGTATGATCTCCCATGGAGACATATTCTGAAAGGTGCTAGGAAATCTATCCATTTTAGCGCCGTGATAGAACGCTGTTATGACTCCCGATTGTAGCGTGACCTTCTGATATTTCCACCAGCACAGCAGGTCTTCACAGGTCAGCGAGAATGTTGAGGCTCCTGCATTGTAATTCTCCTGGACACCTACTATCATCCCCCAAAAGACAGGATAATATCTTGGAGAGTACTCATACTCTTGTTCCAGATACCTACCTTTCATGTATATCTTTATCTCCATCATCGGAGTGAATATGGGTACTTTTGCCCCGTTTGGTAGAGTGGTATAGTAGTCGACATGCAGCCCTTTATACTGCGGAGCTATTATTTCTATAGTTGCCCGGGACGATCCTGCAGGGCTCACAGAGCAGCTCACATTTATGGAGGCTATACCACCACGGGTATCGGTTATTTTGGACCCCTCAGGATCTATAGGAGATATCACGCGTTGGTTTATAGCATCACTGATGGTGATAAACGCGTCGGGTGCTATCCTTAGCACATTGCGTCGGTAGTTGAACTCACGTACTGAGAACATTCCAGACTGTATATCAGCCATTATTTCTGCCCCGCGGATGCAGATGCTATTGTAGGCCTTCTGCACATAGCACGATTCATATTCACATACACACTATCTATATAGTCCTGAGATGTCCTTATTGATCCATTCACAGCTATAACATCAGGGGGGAGCTTCTTATTCCTGGGCTCATTTACAGAACCGGGCCTAAAATGACCTACCATTAACGTTTCAAAACGATCCTTTTCAGCAGCTTTATTATTCATTGCCTCTTGCAATGTCTGACCTTTTCCAACTGTTGTAGACTCTGCATACGCGGAGAATAACATTATTTGTTTTTCAACTGTATCTGCATATTTAACTAGGTCAGCAGAAGTTTTTATCTGAGAAGGATCACTAATAAGATTGTACGGGGACTTTGATAAAGTACTCGCCATTCGCTGGGCAGACCCATCAATCCATTGTCCTATACCTAATGCAGAACTATTGGGATTATTCACAGTAGTGCCCCATGTACCTGCAGATTCAAAATGTATAAGAGCCGCTAAATGCTCTTTAGATATTCCCATTTTAGCCGCGGTAGCCGATAATTGTGCATCTATTCTAGGATTATCTTTTAGGTATTGGTTAAGATCTTTCTGCGTAAAGCTACCTATATTGCTCTTATTTCTTTTATCCGTATACTCTCCACCACCTCTCAGATAATCATCAAGAGGAGGTTCTGATTCTGGAGGAAAGCTGTTTTTCAACTCTACCTCATCCATACCCACAGTCTCATCAAAATGCGTATTCCTACCCTGTATAGCTGTCGTGACTTTATTGTTTTTCTCATTACCATTTTGTTTTATATGACCGTCTATACTGTTAGGATCACTGCCAAAAATAGACACTGAGAACTCAAAATTATACTCCATCCTATATGGATTCTCAGCCAGATCCGACAAAGAAAAAGAGTTGAAATTACCTATGTAGTCAGACCCATCAAAAGATAAACGTATGATATCCATGACATTTATGACCCTACTAGTACCATCCTTGAACATTGTAGGAGTATCCTGGCCATCCATATAATAATAGGCGTTATTTTTAAACAAGGATACTATGGACATCAGGTTCATAAAAGATAGACTGTTTTTCCTACGAAAATTAGTCAGTCCACCAGATCCATCCCCAGATATGTAGTAAAACCCAGCAGTCATACCAGACGCGGATATCGTAGCCTGCTGGTTTCCCCACAGGGTGTTTACCCACCCGAATCGGGTATTAGCAGTACTGACACCAAAAGGCTGGGTCACCGAGAAATCTTTAGGATTTATCATCATTATAAGAGACACTACATCTTCTCTGGTGACAGAATCTATTATTGCCATAGAAAAGGGTATGAAATCATTTGGTATATTAGCAGTAGCAGCCCAGTTAGTAAAATCTAAAGACTCAGGTGCATAGCTAAAATTTAAAGACCCTCCCCTCCTTGGTATGAGAGAACCTATAGAATCAATAGTGTTATTTTTTAGCTTAGATATGTTCACAGGGCTATCCTAACAGATACACGGTTTTTTCAGATTTGAATATAGCATTGTAAATGAGCTTATAGGGCTTAGTAGAGTCCTCGGTAATATCAAACGACTCGAAATACCCTATAAAAGACACATAGTCAAAAGTTAGCTTTATATACAATCTTTCTCTAACAAGCCCCTGTCTGGGATGATTAACCGCGAATGTAGGAAACTTAGTCAGAAACGCCTGTGATGTAGTGTTTGTTTGATCACCTGTAGCGCTTGAGACAATTTGTGAAAAGGGTATATACGTACTCTCATCTTGATAAATACATCCATTAGCCCTATAAAATCTAACTAACTCCTTTAGCATTTGATACGATTGCGTACTTCGCCTATTTGTGACAGAGAGCCCAGGTCCTGTACTGCTCGTGACAAAAGCCATGAAAGAAAACGTACTGCCTGAAAAGCTGACAGTACTCATCTCATCGCTCCAGTGCTCTTCTATCCACCGGGTCATTGTGTTGTATCTATTTATTATCTTGCCGTCATTGATGGTAAGAGTCTCTGGATTCGGTGCTATCTTTAGAGCCATCACTATAGTGTTGTCAGGATACTGTATATTACATGTCTGACCTCGAGCATCTATCATCTCTACTAAAAAAGGGTTCTCATCAGGCAGCCTACGTAGTGAGGGTCTAATCTCCAGGAACATACCAGCATCAGCAGCTGACTTGGTTATGACTCCATTATTAGAGTTGTAATTGTTTACCGAGGGAGTCACCGCCAGAAAACTCTGATCTATCGTATTGGTAGGATCATTCGCCTTAGGAGAGGTCTCCTCTATTTTAGCTGCTGTACTGGCAGGCACATTAGCAGGAGTATTTGGAGGAGCCTTACTATCAGGTGGATTAGAAACTATGTCATTGAAATAGACAATAGGAGCGGGAGCCTTTATAGCTCCCGGGGCTACATACGTGGTGCTTGGAGGAGCAAGCCCTTCATTTACTGCGTGTTTGTAATAATCATTAGTTTCCTCACCTTGTTTATTTCCAAGGTAAACTACAGTAGCCACAGTGGCATTTACTTTGGTAAGATTAGTATTCACTAAAGTAAAATCAGCCATCGCTACTTCCTCTTCTTGGTCTCAAAAATCTCTCGTGCCACCAGTTGTTTCATAGCCGGTCCAACTTCCTTTAGGAATCCATCTACATCATGGATCTCATGCAAATCACCAAAAGTCATGTGTACCACAACATTAGAGCCTACAGCGCTACCGGTATCGGGGATCAGTTTACTAGCAAACTGGCCTTTACTACCAGACAACCCTTTAGCCAAACTATCGCTGTCTATAACCATGTCACCCTTACTAACATTGGTCATACCTCCTGTCAGAGCCTCAAAATCACCCTCAGCTACAGGAGCTGATTTAATAGGTCCTTTTACTTTTTCACTCGCTACTGGTATAGTGTCTATTGCCTTATTTAAATCATCCAACTTCCTATTTGTTTCAGCTATTTCAGCTCTAGCACTACCAGACTCTGCCTCCGATAACTTCCCACCTTTTAACTTAGCTTCCAGCTCACTCTTTCTATCCTCTAACTTAGTTTTTGTTTCAATATCTCCCTGCGCCTCCTGAGCTCCTTTAAGCACAGCTCCAGACGCTAAATCAAATCTATCTTTAGACAATACATTTTTAGTGTTTTCTTGCTCCTTTATCTGCTCCTTCGTCTGATCTATCTGCTCCCCAAGAATTTTTTTCTCCGCTGGACTTACTGTCTTTTCATATTTTTCCTGTAGATCATAGAGTTTTTTCTGCAGCAGTGTCTGAGCTTTAGATGCTGCTACTAGTTTGTCATAATCTCCTCCTTTTTTCATATACTCTTCATCTGTAACAAAAGATTCCGGTTTACCAGTAGCCCATTTCTGAAGAAGACCAAATATGCCTCCTACTCTTTGTGCAGTAACCATTGCCGCCTCATTAGCCATATCCTGGAGTTTACCACCACCAGCCATAGCTGCCATATATTTCATGTTCTCTTTACCGATACCGATAAAATCTTCAAAAGTAGCAGTATTTTTTACCAGCTCATCGATACGTTTACCTTGATCAGCAGCCCCACTTTTAAAGCTCACTCCCGTCCTAAATAACTCCTCCGCATATTTTCTCATATCCTCAGCATTAAGATGTACTCCTGAAACTGCTGCATCTAAAGCAAAAGCATTCTTTTTAAATTGATCTATAAAATCCTCTATGTCCATACCTAGTTCACCACCGTTAGATACAAAATCCTTCAATGTAGATCTCATCTGATCCTCATCTATAACATCTCCCTTTTTTATGCTCAGCATAAATCCACTCATGACCTCTTTTAGCTTATCGCTGCTCTCCTTAGGAATTTTTTCGAACTTATCTCCAATGAACTCAGCTGACTTTTTAGCATCATCAAGAACTACCCTACCTGTCTCTAATAACTTAGTGAGAGCCTCTTTTGGTACTCCCGCGCTCTGTGCAAGTATTTCAGATTTTGCTAATAAATTGTCAGTGTCAAAAATATCATCTACTCCTACTTTTTTTAGGGCAGTTATCAGATAGTCAGCAGTTTTATCAGTCATATAATCCAAACCGGTGGCCAACGCTTGAATGTCGCCTTTGGCGTACGCTTCTATATTAATTCTCGCTCTTTTCTTATCATTCTTTTCCTGCTCTAATGCATGAGCTCTCTCTAGCTCACCCACGCGCTTAGCAGTAGCTATCTGATCGTCTAGTACATCTTCTTCCTTTTTTAACTGCTCAGCTCTCAATGACATGTCCTCTCTTACCTTTTTCTCTCCTACTATCTGAATAAATCCCATTTTCTTAGTGGTATCCATACCTTTAAACACATTCATTATATCTTGAGCCTCTTTAGCTGCATCTTTAAAGGGCATCGCCCCTCTTTCAGCAAACGTCCTTAGGAGAGCTGACGTACTTTTTAAATAGTTTCCATAATATGCTAGAGAGTCTGTAGCCGCAGTCACCGCGTCATAAAATTTCTGAGAGCTGATACCAGCTATAGTTGCATCATAGGCCATAGCTTCCATAGATTTACTAACATCATCCAGGGATGATTTCAAATTTACCATCTGATCTGCTATCATGCCTCCCATAGCGCTCATATCCACACCAAAATCTTTACTGAGCTTCGTAGCTTCTAAAATCACTTCATTATAACCGCCTTCTACTCTTTTACCCACTCCCTGTAAAGATAGACCACCAGCAGACATAGCGTCAAAAAGCCCCATTATATCTTCAGATTTTAAACCATATTTCAAGTTACGATTCATATCAAACACGGCATCTGTAAAAGTCTTCATACTTTTACTGACATCTTTCATAGCCACTGTGGGGCCATACATTTTAACGAAAGACTTATTATACTCCTTTACAAACTTGTTAAGCTCATTGACAGTTTTTATTATCATGGTCACTGCTGATATAATCAATCCTATCCACCCTATCTTACCGAGCATCCCCATCGCAGTACCTAAAGTGCCAAACATGCCAGCAGCACCTTTCGCTCCTTTTCCTACTCCTCCCAGAGTAGCCGATAGATCTTTTAATTTTCCTATGGTCTCACCTATACCCTTAGCGGCTTCTAAATGCCCTCCTATACCTCTAGCGGATTTAAGTGCCCTAAATTTTCCACCTAACTCTTTGGTTAGTTCGTATCTTTCTTGTTTAGCAAATTTTAAGGATTCTCCCTTAGCTCTAATGCCCTCTTCTGCCTTAACAAATTTTCCTCCCCTACCACGAAACTTACCCCCCGGTTCTTCTTTATAACTAGGCAAAAACTCCTTTAAATACTCTCTATACTGTTCTCTTTTGACCTCTGATCCTAAAGCCTTACCCCTAAGGCCTTTTCTAGTCTCTGCTACGCCCTCTTCACCTCTTATCCCTTTCTGCCTCTTTTTATACTCAGTCTCATTTATTCTACCTGTTTTATAGAGTACCTCTAAACTTTCCTCCTGAAGCCTAAGCCTATGCTCCAGAGCAACATTATACTCCTTTTCATTTCTAATAAAGTATATGTCGCTCTCTTCATATTTTCCTTCTATATCAGAAAGTGATCTACGAGCTTTTAACTCTTTCTTTATCTCTTTATCTTTTATTACAAGGAACTTTTTGAATGCTTTATTTGCTACTAAATGCCTATTCTCTAATACAGCCTTCTTTTTTTCTAAATTAAATAGCTTTTGCTCGGCTTTAACTACTATACTGGTTGCCTTACCCTCTAGTGCCTGTTTCTTTACTAATTCATCTTGAGCTTTTACTAACTCTTTCTGAGCTTGTATTTTTAATTCTAATTTATCCAGCTCTCTCTGATGTGCAGCCTGCGACTTCTCTACAGCTCTCTTGGTATTAGTAACCCTTTTCTCAATGTTATCAGTAGCCTTCTTAATAGCACTTAAGATAGCTGAGCTCTTTTGATGAGCTCTATTTTCTCTAAAGATAGATTGAGTAGTACGATCAGTAGCTCGAGTCAATAGATCCTGAAGAGCCACTAATACTTTCTTATTCTCGATATCTTTTTTTAGATCAATCCCATCCGCCATGACTGTCACCTCTTAGAAATGATCGTAGAACTCATCTTTTTCAAGTATCGATCTTTCATCTCACCAGCATCCTCAAGCACCATAGGCTGCCCAATAAATTTACCCTTACTGGCCAATTTATTAGCAGCCAATCTTCTATTGAGCTCAGCCGTAGATATAGGTCTCGACGGCTCCATAGTACCAAGATCCACATCCTTTATCTTCGCTCTAAACTCTTGCTGCCGAGCCTCTGCCTGAGCTTTAGCCCTCTCAGCAACAGCCTGTTGCTTCTTCATCCACTCATCTATGAATAGATCATGCTTGTCTTTATGCCCAGACATCTGCCGATAAAGCTCTCGTACCAAATCCTCCCGACTCTTTACCGGCGCTGACCACTCCGCCTTCTTCTGCTGCTCCTCTACCCTCTTACGATCATACCCATATTTCGCTATGTCATCCCGTAACTCATCTATCTCCCTTTTATGCGCATCATAGTTTCTAGATAACGTCTTGCTCCCTTTAGGATTCATCGAGGAAGCTACCAAAAGAGCAAAATTCAAATCTCTGCTGTATACCTCTTCCTCGTCTAATCTCTTGTTTATTACTATCCAGTTCTCCTGAACCGAATTCATCCCCACACTATCTAATCCAGGTATCCCAAGGTATTTACTCCTATTGTTAACGTCAAATACCCTCCAAAGATACCGAGACCTATCCGTATAGCAGAAACCTTCCAAAAACTTTATAGCAGCCAAATAATCTAAATTCAACCTCTGGATAGCATCCCGGATCTTCATAATAAAAGGCACCGGCATACCCAAATAAACCCGTATCAAATCATGTATACTGTTGAACCTATCCTCAAGGAAATTCCTGTCATTTATGAACACGGTACAGAATGATAGATGATACAGCAAATCTGACGCGGTCTTATCCGAACTACGGTACAAATCTAAATTCAGATATTCCTTATCGGTTATGCTCTTAAATAGAAAATGCTCGTCCCCATAAGAAACCCCCACAGTAAGAAACCCATACAGCAGGATTTTCTCTATCTCATCATACGCCTGCTCTACACTCAGACTCATTCCTTGTCATCCTCGGGGGGTTTCGGGATCTCTGTGAACTTTATGGGAGCCGTATCATCCGCGGGCTTCTCCTCAGGTTTAGGAGTCTCAGTAGCCCCGGAGGACTTGTTTTTTCTCTCTTCTTCACGTTGTTCGGGATTTTTAAACCAGTTGTACTTGAGATCCTTATCCAGCATGCTCTCGAACTCATCCTTGATGTCTATATAGGCATCAAACAACTGCTCTATCATCTTCACAGGCAGAGTAGACAATAAATTTTTCACATACAGCGAGCCCTGTATCTTATCTGTCTTGTCACCATTCTTTACCTCCACTACCTCGGTGACAGTCTCTCCGTTTATACCCTTTATGGCATGAGACAACGTATATCGACGAGTCTCATTGTAGTATGCCAAAGGATCCGTGTCCCCCTGGGGGAAAGACTCAGATTTCAGTTCCTCCTCAAACGTGAGGATACCTAGCTCAAACTTGATACCAGAAATCTCTACGACCTTTCTGAAATTGAGCTTTTTCTGAATAGACTGAAAAACATCAGGTAGCCCCATGGGGTACTCCTTTTGATATAGTTGTGGATATGGCAAAAACTAACAGAAAATCGATAAAAAAGCGGGGATATACAAAAGGGGATTTTAAGAGGCTATATGGGATAACCATCTTATTTCATATGATGTATAGAGATATGAGATATGATATGTTATTTGTATCTGAAAATCCCAGGGAGTATATCCCTGCAAGCCACTATCTAACCTACGCGCCGATAGTAATAGAACCTGACGGCGTCGGAATTTCTTGTCCTGTGTTGATGTTATAACTCACGCCCATGATCTTAGATCTCGAACCGTCATTAAATAGGCTCGGGTTCAACTCATCATAGATCGCAGAGGGGCTGGCTATAATATCAGTAGCATGGACAGTCACGCTCTCTTGAACAAGCGCAGCATCTGCCGCATAAGACGCACTATAGTCAGAGATCCAGCAACCTTCAAAATAAGTCAATATAGCATCAAAACCCTGCGGATTAATGCTGCTTACAAAATCAGATTGAGAGGATATATTATTTTTCATGTTTTGATCTACAGTGGCTACCAACTGACTGATGACAATCTCCTGCACAATATCAAAAGGCCACTTGTGATGACGCAATGACCGCACCAAACCGTCGATACCTCCCTTGTAACCAAACACCTGATAGATCATAGAGAGATACTGCGCCGTACGAGATACCGTCATCGTCATCGGTTCTGTCACTCCAGGCACCAGCTCGGCAACATGGTCACCATAGCCGATACCACGGACAGGCTCCACTGTACGAGTTTCTGATGGATCAAATGTCGCCATCACACCAATCTGGAACAATGTCGACTGACCGTCTGCCGGTACAGCATAGATTTTATTCTTGCTGCTAATAACAGAGGTAGTCTCAGGCGACACCCCTAGCCGATGGATGTAGGTATCTCTATCTCTTGCTGCCATAATCGGTCTCCTTCTTTTCTATCTATTCTCTATGCAAAAAGTTGACTCAGTTTAGCCTGTTCAGCAGCGTCGAGAGTGATCTCGTCCATCGGCTCACCAAGCTCTATACCCTCAGCGAAACCAATCTCTTCAGCTACTTTTTCCTCTTCTGTAGCGTTCTTATCTTTCTTAGCATCTGATTTAGCTTTAGCTAGCTCATCAACTTTTTTCTTCATAGCAGCAGCTTCGTCTTTCTCTTTCTTAGCCTTTGCTTCAGGAGACAGCGCTGCAGACTTTTCTTCCTTCTTATCTTCCAGCTTATCACACTCTTCCTTCTCAGAAGTAGCTGCCTTGTCCTCTTTCTTGTCATCCTTCTTATCATCTTCTTCAGCAGAAGCTTCCTTCTTCACCTTACCATGAGACTTCTCGACAATATCTGATTTGAGAACATCAGCGAGCTTAGGAGTCTGCTCTTTCGTCAGATTAGAAGCCTTCTCGCCATCATGCGTACCATCAGGTATCTGGTTCTTTTCCAGATGACGCTTAGTATCACAGCAAATCGACTTATTCATGCCCAACACATCACGAACAAGATTATTCTGAATGGCCTCAGAGGCTTCCTTGCTCCAGAACATACCCGTATTCTCTTCTGACGCCTCTGCAGACATAGCAGGAACTGTAACTGGGGATGTGACTGGTTTCTCTGTCGGTCGCATAACACCTCTCAAAGGTTTCTTCGCATAATTCGGATACTTACGGGAGAAAGCAAGAGCATCCTCTATAGTCGCTTCTGGATTACTTATAAGAGCCTGATAAGCTATCTCAGGATCTTCTCTCATAATACCCCTACCCGGAATACTAGGAGCTGTGCCTGGATGTCTGAGACCAGGAGCCCCAAATGGCGAAGGTGCTGCAGCTTCTACACCACTGGCCTCAGATGTGAAATCCGGACTCAATATGGTCGCAAACTTCTCATCCTCAACCTTCGACAAAACCTCAGCCATAGCTTTCAGGTCCCGGTGATACGGCGTAGTGCTCGCAAACACCTTCGACAGACCCTCCAGCCTCTTTGCTAATGCTATGCGATCCATATTGCAATCTCCTTAAAAAGTAGTGGTTTGTTTCCTGGTTTACAACGACTACAGACTCTGTCTCAGGTTAAGTGTCACAACAATCCAGTTCAACGGGAACACAGGACTGTAATAAGCTTCCACATCTAACGTGCTCGGATCGCTGGTATTCTGTGTGACATTGATACCCTTGAAATCCACAATGATCTCATTCTGCTTAAGACCCTTGAAATACGATCCCACAGTATCCTTAACCTGGGACTGCATCTTAGGCAGATTCTTAGATCCAATGTACCTGTTGAGAGCAGTACGCACACCCTGCTGAATGAAATGCTTTACCTCAACAATACGAGGATCCCTGGTGAGAGATGTGGACATATCAGTGGTCAAATACATCAAAATCCTAATGACTGGAGTCTGCTCCTCAAGAACCGTACAACCAGAATTAGCCACTAACGACGCCGTCACATTGTCCAATCTCCGATACAGACGCTTGAACCCTACAATCGTAGAATTCGTAAGCGGTGTAGCAATATCCGTGGCAGGAGACACATCTAGTCCCGCTACCGCGGCAGCCACCAACGAGCCGTCCACGATATACTCCACTTCGTTACCAAACGTATCCGTGATACCTATCACAGCACCATCAGGATACACCATGGTAACTTTCTCAGTAGCCAGATTTTTACACTGAGAGATTACTTGATCCGACGTAGTACCTACAGGGAAACCTCCCACACTCGTACGCTCGTTCCTGTAACGCATGCTCGACTGGATTGCATTCGAGGTCTTTAGATAGCTCAGGATCTCAGGATCCGTCGACAGTGGCTGCATCATAGAAGGACGCAGACCGTTGGGCATCGGCTCATTAAAGGCATCAATACCTGCGATATAGTCATCGATCGATGCGTCCGTACCACCCGGTACTCTCAGGATCTGTTTAAGGGCCACTGCCCGAGCCCCATTGATGAACGCCAGATTGGCTGCGATAGTGAGCTTGTTGTTGATATCGACTGGACCAAAGTACTTGATCACATCACGTAGACTCGTGAGGAATCTCGTGGTATAGTCAGTCTTTACCTTGTCGAAAGTGGCATAGTACATGTCCCCAACATTAGGCTCATTACCACTCTTATTGAATGTACTGATAGTCTCAGTATTCCCGACATCACACCCTACCGTATCAGTGATCGTAAGATTGATACCCGGGATGACCTTCCGGATACTACCACCAGCAGGCACGAAAGAACCCACATCGATATACAATCTTGGAGTGCCACTAACTGTAGGATCTCCAATGTTGTATTTGTAGACAGTACCGCCAGCAGGGACGAATGAAGGACTAAAGGTCACTCTGAAACCAGTAGTAGGATCGATATAAGTCTTACCAATCACACCCTTATTCTGATTGTAGGTCGTAACAGAACCTGTACGGCCTGCACCAGCAGGACTTACCGTATCGGAAGTCACAGTAAATATTCCATTAATACCAAAAGTAATCGTTACCTGCTCTGAAGAAGCAGTTATTGGATTGATCTCTGCATTAAAAGTACCAGCGTACGTAGGAGAACCGGATACCAGACTCACCTGCAAAGCGTTACCACTAAGAGTAGAGGCGAGTGTATACTTTCCTACACCCATAGCACCAGTAGCTCGGACGGTCAAAATCCAGCTATCATCTATTACGTTGTTCTCATAATAGGTGACATAGACATGCTCAGTACCCGAAGGAGCTGCCGCCAGAGTAATCTTACTACCGCTAACTGAAAGAATCTGTACAGGACTTGACGTATAAGCCGTCGTAAAATCCGGACCCATATACGCTATCATGAGTGTAGGATCTTCTGTGGATTCTCCAGTACCATGACCGTCTACAGGTGCCGTAGGTAGTGTGAAAACACGATTGGTACCATCGTTAAAGGGCAGATTACCCTCACTAGGATCCAAAGCACCAGGCACCAAAGGAGCCGCTACTCTACCATATACCTTAGTATCCGTGACAGATGCTATAGTATTATTGATGACAGGAGTAGTAGCGAGAGTATAAAGACCCTGAGTAACCTGATAAGAAGTCCCCCAGTGGAGCTCATTATCATCAGAGAGTACGCAGTCGGTACCCATCGAGAAATCCGAGGTATCCTGGCTGAGTCCTACATTGACCACCCTATTCACAACTGAGGCAGGGAGGATATCATAGGTATCCTGCCACAGGTTGGTGAAATAAGTGATGGTCACTACAGCTCCACCCGCAGGAGCATCTTTAAGAACGAATAACCCATGTGCACCATCCAGCGCTGTGATAGTCACACCAGCAGAGGACCCATTGACCTTAGCCTCTATAACCTTTACCGTACGCGTGTACTCATCCCCTGGGGTGCTGCTGGGAGTCGGGTCGTAAAGGATAGTCACAGTACCGTTTATGTTGGCGTCCGTAGCAGAACTACCACTGTTATCACCTGTCACTATACGAGCACTGTGTACTTTAAACACCTTGTTCGAGCCATCAGCCTGATTGGAGATGACTTCATTCTCAATGTACGTATCGCGTCTCTTGAAATAATAGTTTACACGTACATCATCAGTAGCTGTCGGGATAACTACCAGGGTCACCTGCCCAGTCAGGCCGTTCACGGCATTGACTGCCACATTCTGACCATTGACTGTGACAATGACGTTAGAGGGGAGTGTCGCCACTCTACCTGTACCATCCCCGAGGACGATAGGGAAAACAGCTACGCGGAACGAATTTACATCACCCTGTACTCCACCTATCCAACCAGGAGTAAATCCAGAAGGAGTAGCTACAGACTGACTCGTAGGTACTGCTTCATCGAGGATAATATTGTCGGCTATAGCGGAGGACCCACGTATCATCTCAAAATTGGCTACACGGATCTGCTCAGCTGAGGTACCAACAAAAGCGGGGAATCGTATATCACCAGCAGTAGAGGCTCCCGCAGCTTCATTGATAGTCTGAACGAATACACCAGGGAAAGCAAAACTCTCTAAAGGTCCTATAGCCATGTTTAAACTCCTTTAATCGTAGTTACCGTATTTTTGGATTATTTTATTTTATGTTTCGTATATGCTATAGGTATCTTATTTAGGATCTGTATATTAATAGGTTATAGGCCTACGCCTGTAAAATTGCTCCTGGTGCATCAAACTGAGCCTCTCCCTTTTTTTCTCTCTCTGCCCTATGCTCCTGCAAAGCCGTCGAATACTCTTTTCTCAAACCCCTGTCTTTACTATCACCCAGATGCATCAGAGGAGTATATTTCCCATCTGCATCCTTAGGTATATTCACGGGCGCTGGCTCTGCTCCACCCCATCTTTTTTTCTGACGCTCACTATATCTCTTCTTCCAGCGCTCATCGTATCCAGTCCACTTTTTCTCAGACTCAGCTCCTACTACCTTATCTATTTCTTTAGGACTATATATCGTATCTGTCCTGGCATCCAATGTCGTATTTATACCAAATGTCTCTGCTGCAGCACGAATCGCTTTACCATCACACAGATTACATTTACTATTCTTATCTCGATTATCGTACGATATCAATTCCTCAAAAATGTAACCGCATTTCTCGCATCGATACGTGTAGATCGGCATGCTGACTCTCCTTGTTATATAGATATGGATTTAATAGGTAAAAAAATATTAGATGATTATTAGGCTCACATCACTCTGGCAAATCCCACTTTAGGGTATTTCACCTCAAACGGCACCGTGTAAGGCTGTAATTTCAGCTCCAACACTTTATTCTGGAGCGTCACTATATATGCTTTCTGATTTATATACTGATAAAGTTTCGTATCAAAATCCAAGATATCAGTATTAAACGCATCATACTTCTTCCACTCAGTCATAATCTGCATGTTCAGGCTGTTCTTATAGTATAGATCCCCAGTATTAGTATCAAACGCTTCCTCAGACTCCCCCGTAGGATCAAATTCCTCTATGGTCAAACCCTCCGATATCAACTGCTGCCTACGATTAGCCCATATGTAGTTTATGATATGATCCGTGAGATCCGGTAACTGTATAGGATCTTTAGCAAAAACCTCTATCTCAAAAGACATCCTGTAATGCCCGCTACGCACCGAGGCCGCTGGCTCCCTCTTGGGATACACTATCACAACCATCTTCGTACCCACATCCAACTGATTACTGAATGCCAGGATCACTCCCGGTAAAACCGTATTATCATAGTGGAACGGCTCAGGGATAGTAAAAGGACCCATAGTCGCTCCAGCCCACCGATAGTTCGCAAATAGAGACGTACCTACAGGGAGAGGCTGCACGAAAGTTATCACACCCGCAGTAGTAATCGTATAGTCTAGACCCTTCTCCAGATAAATCTTGTTACTGCTACGAGTCTTGAGGGTATACAGTATATCGAAATCCCCGATCAGCCCCCCGTGTAACAGGCTGGCAGTAATCTCATGCCCTGTAGTCTCAGTTATTACTTCCTCAGCGGTTACTTGATATAGCGGGTCTATCACATACTGCCCTGGAGCCACTATTTCCAGGTAGTACCTGCCAGGAGGTGTGAGATTATTGTAGTAGTAGCTGACCTTCAGGGTGTCCCCTATCACGGGAGCCTGAGGGAGTACGATCATGCCTTTTTGACCGTTCACGTACTCTGCGAATACAATCTGTGCCTGTGGGTCTGCGGCATGCTTCAACGTAAGAACGACCTGCCTGAAATTATCTGCAGGGACTGTGTTACCTTTACCGGATATGATGGGCTTGAGAGAGGTGTAAAACACTCTATTCTGACCGTAGGTCGAGGACCCTGCTATCTGACTGGAGAGGTCTTCCTCATGCTTCAGACCAGTCATATTCACGGCATCTTCCCAAACCCACTCCAAACACCCTGCCGGGCTGTTTTCAGCCTTGGCGAGGGCGAGGTGGCTCTTGAGGGTACCTGCAGCGTCGTCCGCGGAGAGTTTTATCCTTGAAGAAGCAGCGGACTTCAACACAATTCCAATGGATACTCTTTCCGTCATTGGAAATTTATGGTAAACTTGAACCTTATCCCTATACACCTGGTGGCTATTAACAGCCCCCTGGAGCTCACTCATAAGCCGCAGTTTTACTACGCGAAGCAGGTTATTATTTTCCATAGGATCTTTTCAGGAATGTAGTATGCAATATAGAGGAATAGATTAATAGGTTATGTAGAGACGGGCAACAAAAAGGGCAGCTACCTATACAAGTAGCTGCCCATGCTACAGGCTACTTCAATAGCTCACGCAGCCTTACGATACCTGAGGATAGCGTCAGACAGGATTTCTGGTATACGCTTGAAGTCTTTATAGCTTATCCTTAGCAAAGGTATCCCATTATCTGCACAGTATTTGTCTTTTAGGGCATCGTTATCTTTAAGCCGGTTAAAACGGGGCACAGCAGTACTCTGCTGCTGTGCCCCGAAAATAAAAGGCTCGAAATGCTGCGGGCCATCAAACTCTATCAGCAAATTTTTACTTGGCAGATAAAAATCAAACCTTAGATATCCGTTATATCTACTCCTCAAATCTTTAAACACCAGCTCCCTTTTGTACCCTATGTTATTCTCTATCAGCCATTTTTGTATTGCCTTCTCACCTTTAGAGCTACTGCATAAAGGGCAGCCGTCTCCTTTTAAATGACCATTGGGGCTCTGCAAAAACACCCCATGTTTTTTACAAATTATCTTTACCTTACAACGACCATCAGTATATTCTACTAGAGAATAATCATATCCAGAATACGGATGCTTTATTTTGGCTTTACATATAAACTCTTCCGTACTTAATCTTGCCTTGTCAGCAGTAGCCTCTCTGCCACACTCATAGCACCCACCTCCATACAAATGAAAATTAGTCCACTGCCAGAACTCTCCATGAATAGGGCATATTATACACACTTTTTTAGTTGTATTATTAGTACTTGTGTCACAGGCTACTTTTGAATAGTCGTATTTGTAGCCATGAACAGAAATTGCCCTAGATATAAAATCTTGTACCGAAAAACCATTGTACTCACCTGATACCTCTGTGCTACATTTTAAACAGCCCTCACTTTTTAAATGCATATTAGGGGTTTGCCAAAACTTCCCGTGCTTATTACAAACTATGCACACTTTTTTCTTACAATCAACATAGCCTACCAGAGAATAGTCATATTTATTACCATATTTTTCTTTCGCTTTACTAATAAAGTAGTCTTTACTGTGTCTAATACCAAAAGCAGATATTCTCCCGCATTTACGGCAACCCCCTCCGTTTAGATGGCTATCTGGGGATTGCCAGAATTTCCCATGAGAAGGGCATATTATGCATACTCTTTTTTTACACGTATCATATTTAACTAAAGAGTAATCATACTTATCTCCATAAATAGAACGGGCATCTCTTATAAAATCATCAGTGGTTTTTCTTGAATCTATTCCTCTTTTCTCATCAGCGCATTTCGGGCACCCATCACCTCGCATATGATTTTTAGGAGCCTGCCAGAACATTCCATGCGTAGGGCAACTAATACATACTTTAGTAAGTTGATTTACATAGCTTGCCATTAAATAATCATACTTATCTCCATGTTTATCAACGGCTCTTTTTAAAAAAGTTTCTGCAGCTAATCTAGTTTTTTTAGAGCAAGACAACTTGCCACATTTCGGGCACCCATTTGACAGCATATGATTATAGGGAGTCTGCAAAAAATCACCATGAATCCTACAAATGATAATAACTTTTGTGTCTACGCCCGCATAGGCTACCTTGCTATAGTCATATTTATTTCCATGCGTTTTATTAGCTCGCTCAATGAATTCTTCTCTACTTAGACGTCTGCTCATTATAGTGCTCTTTAAAATAAAACCGAGGCGGAGCTGGAAGACTCCTACAGAGATGACACCCTACAGAAAAGGCTATCTCTGACTCTCGGTTATGTTTGCTATCTATTACTCTGTATGAGAGGATAGAGTACAGGCTTCCAGACCTATACATCTATAGCAGATAAATGAACAGATTATTACACAATAAAAAGGGGCCCGTGTTTCTACGGACCCTACCAAACTGCCTTCTGAGTTTACTATGAATTCATGGCTGCTATAAGCAACCCTTTTGCTACGTCATTCAAAACATCTGATGCTAACTGTATACTTTTTATCGAAATAGGAAATACAGCTTCATACTCCTCTTTAAAAACTTTTGAAAAAAATTCAAGAAAATTCTTTGGCTTTGTGGTGCCGCCTGACAGTATCCATGGCAAAGATTCCGGCAGCTCTATTTTACTAGTATTCTTCTTGAACTCTTTGGAAATATTGTCAATGACATACCGTATCAGATTACGATAGTACATTATGATAGCTTCTCGCTCTCGGATTTGTTTAGGATCCCCTTCAATAGGATCTAACAAATTAACACCCTTTTCTTTTATTGTCATTAACCTAGTAGCAGTAGATCCTACGGCTCGTGCTGCAGAAGAATCTATCCAATCCCCACTACGAGATAGCGAGAAAGCCATACCTACCATAGTCTGATACACTAACGCCGTGTTAACCATCCCGGCTCCGAAACTGGTTGCTAATGCTGTAAATCCACAATTCGAGCAGTTCGAGAACACGAGTGCAGCAGCCTCGTTAAGTGCTGTCGCCTTGCGACCATCTATACTCTCTATGATTTTACGGAGCATGGCTTCATGATATATGACATCCATTTCAGAATCAACAGACTTCGCAGGAATAGAAAAAAATACATTTTCATTATCTATTTTAGATTTAGGAAGAATATTTCTAAGCAAAGTAACTAGGATTCTCTCCGCGTCATGCTCTCCCGGAGATATAACTCCTGCATGTAAAGGCCTACGCGTCTCGCGTTTTAGTAGGTTCGAAATATTGACCGCTGCATCCCCAACTACTATAATGTCTTTTCCGTCCTGTATATAAGACACATTAGACATTTTAAGCATATTCAAAATACTACCATCTTCTTCAATGTCTATAAATGCATCCCGGATACTTTTAACTTGCGTCTGTCCACTTTCATCCTGGGTAGCTGCTGCAAGCCAACAGGTACCGATGTCAAGTCCGATTCCCATTTGTCAACCTCCTATGTAGATTTGCTTTTCATTTCCTTGAGCTTCTTAAGAGCGTCCGAGACATTGTCTCCAGACTCTATAGACCGCACATTAAGCTTGATATGCGTATTAGCATCCTCCACAGTCACCGTAGGCACATACACATCCTCGGGCCGCGTCTCCTCTTTAGGTCTCTCCTGAGATATCCCTATAGGAGCCCTGTTAATGATATCTTCGAGCTTCTTAAATACCTCATCATTAGAGGACCCCTTATCTATACGCTCCTCCAGCTTCTTGATAGCGTCAGACAGTACCGAGAGACCCTGCTCACTACTCACACCAGACAACCCACTCTCCAACCGAGCTATCTTATCAGTGAGAATACCTACAATATCCTGTTGAGCTTCTTTGGGTGCGCTAGAATTAGTTTTTATAGCAGACTCCAAACTCTGAATGCGCTCTAATAGCACATCCAGTTTAGAAGAGTCTGCACTATCGGGTTTAGACTGAGAGAACGTCACAGAGGGGAGCTCAAAAGAACCGCCTTTTTCCTCGGTCCTTTTGAGTATCGTCAGAGATCCTTTTCTGATCTCATTCTGCAGATCTTGCGACCTACTATACTGAGCCTCTGAGAAAACCTTTTGCTGCTTATAGTAGATACAATCGCCAAGATCCTTGAGCTCTACTCGCTGAGGAGTATTTCCTATTACTAAATACATATGAT